CGCCGCTGGCCGCATCCCAGCCAGTTGATCGCGCTACCGCCACCCGGGCATAGTTGGTGTACGACGTTTCATCTTCGGCCTGGCTGTTGGTGCCGGCCGTCAGGTCCGCAGTGTGCAGCGCCACGTAGGTGTTGGTCAGCGGCGAACTTGAAGCGTTGTCAGCGACGTTCGCCCAGGCTGTTGCCCGATACATCAGGTTGACGATAGAGTTACAGGTTGCAGTGGATTTCGGCATGGCGCCCCCTTACGCGGCCAGCAACTTGCCCATCGCCTCGCGGGCGGCGGCAAGCCGGGTTTCGATGTCGGCGAGCTCGGCTGCCTTGGCCGCGGTGTCTTCCTCGGCCGCTTTCAGTTGCGCCCGGGCTTTCTTCAGCGCCTCGAGGTGCTTCTCGGTGGCTGCCTGTTGCGACGCGCGCAAGGCTTCGGCCTCGGCGTTCAGTTGCGCCCGCTCCTGCGCTGCCGTATCCTTGGCGAACTGCACCAGGCGCGCACCCTCGGCGGTCAGGTCAGCGACTACCCGTTCCTGCTTGGCGCGCTGGTCGGCGTATTCGGCTTCGACAGCGCCCTTGGCCTTGGCGATCTGCTCGAGGAGGCTGCTGTGTTCGGCCTGGGCCTTGTCGGCGGCTTCGTTTGCGGCCTTGGCGCGCGCAGTGGCCTCTTTGACGGCGTTGTCCAGGCCGCCCAGTTTGGTCAGCACATCGGCAGCCACTACCATTGCTTCGTAGCGAACGGCCATTTGCCGAATTGCATCGGCAGCGGTGTTCATGTCCATGGTTCAAGTCCTCATCGTGTTGATGCGGCGGATCAGGGCAGTGACCACCAGCGAAGTCGTGCCGTCACCAGCCGTGCAGCGCGGGCGCATCCAGAGCGGGCGCTCAACGCATTGCTTGATGCCCAGCGCGTTCAAAGAAAGTGCCGTGCCTTGCGCGTTGTTCAGCGTGGCCCAAACATGCTTGTCGTTTGAGCCTTCCCACACCACAGTCCCGCCAGCGCCCAGCGTGCCGGTCATCTGGATAGCAACGTCGCCAAACTCGGGAAATGACATCGGCTCGCCATCGTCCAGCGTCGCCTGCGTCAGCTCCGCCCATGTGAGCAGCTTCACCGACCCGTCCTGGGTCAGGCTGATGTCCGTGATCGTTACCGCCTTGGTTGCCATAGATGCTCCTATCCGAGCGCGCCCATGGTCGCGTCGGGGTTTCTGAATGTGGGTACTGCCGGAATGGCCGGCTTGGTCTTGATGGCCTGCACGCCGCCGAACTCGAGCGCCACGTACTGCAGCGCGTCGTGCGGGTGCGAATATGCGTTCTTCACCGGCTCGTCGGCGTACCGCTCTTCGCCAGTCACCTGAATCCGCCGATACTTGTAGCCGCCGTTGAAGCCCTTCCGCAACACCTTGCAGAACGGGTCCAGCAGGATCATCGGTTGGCCACCGGTCAACTTCGACAGGAACCAGGCCACCGCGGAGCGCCGCGGCACGTAGTCATTCGTCGCACCGGCCTTGATCTTTAGGCCGGCGTTGCGGGTTTCCTTGAAACAGGTGTTCTCGTCCGATTGGGCCTTTTGGTTGCCGGCCGGATCGGCGATGCACAGGATCATCTTGTCCTTGTTCTTCCACCACTCGCTGTATTCAGTGGTGAGAAGCGGAACCAGAACGTCCTCGAGGAACTGCCGGAAGCCCATGTCCAGGCCACAGGCCTCGTCCAGCACTAGCAATCGGCCTCGCGCATCCTGCTGGCAGATCACTGCGGAAGGGGTTAGCCCGAAGTCCAGGCCGATCGACAGCCGCACGCCCTGAATCGGGCTGATTTCCTTGCAGTGCAGCGTATCGTTCCACTCCGGATACACCGGTTTGCCGTCGTGCACCGTGCCGTATCGGCCCTTGACGTAGACCTTGATCCATTCGTCCGTCTTGCCGTGGCACAGGCGGGTGTAGTACTGCCTGCCTTGCGCCCGGCGCCGGCGGTCACCGCACGGCAGCGCCAGGGTTTCCGGGGTCTGCACCAGCCAATCAAGGTTCTCGGCGTCATCCGCATCGCCGGCCGGCTGGGCAAAGAACTCATGTTCCGGCGGCCGCATTACCTCGGCCAGCAGATACCACCAGTGATCGTCATCCGGCGGGTTGGTGTCCATGATCACGCCGTACCAAGTACAGCCACCCTCTTCTGCTCGAGGGTAGCGCCCGACCCGGCCGGTGATCGCGTCCAGAATGGCCTTTGGCTGCTCGCGCGCCTCATTCATCCACGCAAAGGTCACCTCAAGCGACAGCACCTTCTTGGCATGCTCCGGCCGATCCAGCGCCAGGAACAGCATTTCCAACTCGACCCGCGTGCCGTCGGCCATCTCCCACTTGCACATCTGCGTGATGGGGGCACCGTGCACCATCTTGCCGAACCGGTCTTCAGGAAACCAGTCCAGCCAGGTCTTGATCGTGGTCGACGTCAGTTCGCCGTAGGTATTCCGGGTCACCAGGCAGCGGGAATGCCGCACGCCATCGACGTCCGGCCTTTGTTCCTGCGCCCGGGACCAGACTTCCCAGCAGCATCCGACCGACTTGCCGGACCCGATCGGGCCGCGAATGCCGCGCACAAATGCGTTTGAGGCATGGAACTCTTTCAGGGTCGGGCTGGGTACGTACCGAATTACTCGATCAGCCACGGCGCGGCGGCATTTCTGCCACGTACTGGATGTTGCCGGTCACTTTGCCGGACAACTCTACCTTTTCGGTCAGCATGCCCAGGTGCTTCATGGCCAAAGTCAGCGCGCCTCCCTTATCCCACACTTTGGCCTTCTTCACGAACTGCGGCGTGTAGGTGATGTTGCCTTCACCATCCACCTCGGCATTCTGCGTTTCGACCACATCGAGTCCGGCAAGCGCCGCGGCAGTGTCATCGTCCCACTCGCGCGGCGGTTTCAGCGTGCCATCGTCCGCATACAACTTGCGCATGTCGAAAAATGCAAGTCGGCCAAGCTCTTTCAGCACTCGGTCGGCAGTGATCTCGGTGCGATTGGCCCTTGATTCCACAGCCTTTTTCACCGCCGCAGCAATATCCGGTTTTGTCAGGTTTTCTTCGCCGATTTGCCGGGCTGTTTTTTTGCTGTACCCGGCACGGATCGCTGCCTGCGTTGCGTTCAGATCAATCAGGTATTCCTTGACGAACTGCGCCTGCTTTGCGGTCAGGCCGTCGGCGTCAATCTTGGAGCGGGTTCGCCCCTTCTTGGCGGCCACACATCACCCGCGCGCAATCGCGATGGTGTGCGGCTCGAGCGCCTCGACCTCACGGCGGGCGTCGGCACGCTCACGCATGCGGGTCAGGGTGGCTTGGAGCTCGGCGTTGGCGCCGGCGGACAATCCGCCTTCCATGGCTGCGGACAGTTCGCCGGTCTGGTCGCCATGCACGGTCACGCCGCTACGCCGTTCCGCGATCTCGTCCATGAACTTGCAGATCATGATCACGGCTTCATGGGCCATGCTGCCGACCTGATACCCGCCTTCGTAGTCGGTCGACAGGTTGAAACTGCCGTCGCCAACATCCTCGAGGGTGATGGTTGCTTTGCTCATGTGGTTGTCCTTCGTGGTTACATCGGGGGTTTGCCGCCCATTGGCGGGGTGCTGGGTGCTTCTTGGCGCAATCCGGCCTCGAATTGGCTTTGGGCGCCGCCGGATACCGGGTTCTGCTTGATGATGTCGAGAACACCCTTGAGGGCATCGCCCAGGCTCTGGAAGTCCGTGCCGCCGGCGCCTTCTTCGGTTCCAGCTGCTTCGTGCTCGGCTTCTTCAGCCTCCGGCGCTTCCTTGGTCACGCGGAAAGTGCCGTCGGCGTACACATAGACCTCGACGCAATAGGCGAGCGTCTTGCCGCCGTCCTCGCCCATCGAGGCGTCAGGCGCTTCCATTCCTTGCGGCATGTCCATGATCTGCTTTCTGTGTTGGCGGCGCCCCGTCCTTGCGAGCGGCCATGAGAGGAAAACCGCCGGGGTCAATCGGTCGCCGGCCGGCTCCGGTTACTTGTAAGCGCGACTCTTGAGCTACGCGAATAAAAAACGGAAGTATGTACTTGACACACGCAGTTTAAAAGAGCAAAGTACGTGAATGGAAATTCACGACACCATCGCGTCTATCAGCGGCGATCCCGAACAAGAAGGGTTCGTCCTGCGCTTCGATACCATCGAACACGAAGGGCATTGGTGGATCGTTCCAGAGTGGCTTGAATCGCGCGCCACAAAACAACGAGTGCCAGCCCTACTGGTACGCCCTGTCCATGGGTTTCAACGGTCGGGCCCGACAAAGCTTGTCTCTCCGACTGCAATACCCAAAGCCGTCCTTGATGGACTCCCAGCGCAAGGATGGATCGTGGTTCTTCACGCCGCTGGAACCCTGCCACCCGTTGGCACTGTTCAGTAGAAACAGGATCAAATTTCATGTCAGCCATCCATACCGAACCGCGCTTTAATGACAATGATGCAGCGCGTGAGCATCTTGAATCAATCCGTTGGCCCAATGGGCCGGTCTGCCCGCACTGCGGCGGTATTGAGCGCAATAGCCGCATAAACGGCGCGAGCCATCGCCCCGGCCTGCTGTTCTGCGGCGACTGCCGCCAGCAGTTCACCGTGACCGTGGGCACGGTGTTTGAGCGCTCCAAGGTCGCGCTTCACAAGTGGGTGTACGCAACCCACTTGATGTGCGCCAGTAAGAAAGGCATCAGCGCGAAGCAGATCGAGCGCATGCTTGGCGTCACCTACAAAACCGCGTGGTTCATGTGCCACCGCATTCGTGAAGCCATGAACATCACACCCACCGGCCAGCTTGGCGGCGGCGGTGCGCCGGTTGAGGTTGACGAAACCTACTGGGGCAACAACGACAAGAAACCCGCTGGCGCTCGCGGCTATGCACACAAGATGAAGGTTGTCACCCTGGTTGAGCGCAACGGCGAGAAGCGCTCATTCCATGTCGCCAACGTCAACGCCGAAACCCTGCGCCCGATTCTGAAACAGCAGATCGCCAAGAAGGCCCGCTTGATGACCGACGAGGCTTCCGTCTATACAAAGATAGGCCGCGAGTTCAAATCACACGGCGTGGTCAACCACAGCGCCAAGGAATACGCTCGCGGCGATGTCAGCACCAATACTGTGGAATCGTCCTTTGCCATCCTTAAGCGCGGCCTGTACGGCACATTCCACAACGTCAGCGAACAGCACTTGCAGCGCTATGCGACGGAATTTGACTTCCGCTGGAACAACCGCATTTCCCTCGGCGTGGATGACAACATGCGCGCTGCCAAGGCGCTCAAAAACATCAGCGGCAAGCGCCTGACGTATCGGCGGATTGGTGAGGCGCAAGCGTGAGCAAAGCGGCGGATGAAATCCCCAACAACATTGCCGATGCAAGGGCTGCGGCGATCCGCGCCATGGCGCAGCAAGCCGTCATCGCGGCGCTTGTTCGACTTCACCCCGAGCCGCAACAATTGAGCGATCTCGTTGACCAGTTCGCCGAAGCGCATCGAGCAATCTTGCTAGCCACCGACTGGCCGGACGGGAGCCTTGAGATTTTCGAGCGCGCTCTGCGTCAACTCGTAAATACTCTGCCTCCACCTTCCGCCACATAGCCTCAATTTCTGACATGCCGCAACCCTTCAACGGTAAATGGATTGGCGATCCGGACGCCTGCGCCAAACGTCCCGAACTGGCAGCTTACATCGGCAGAATTGCCGCGCACTGGTCGCACGTCGAGTGGAGCATGGGCATACTGGTTTCGGTAATCCTGCACGAAGATGCGAGGCTCGCGACGACGGTCTTTAGCCCAGTGCGAAGCGAGCCGACCAGGTTCGCCATCCTTGACGCCATAGCCACCGAGAATCTTCCGCCCGAGCTATTTCAAGAATTCCAGGCGCTGCGAAAACAGGTCAAGCAAACCGGCGGCGAACGCGACCGCATCATTCATGGCTGCTGGATGCTAGCGCCTGAAGCGCCGGACTCCCTCATTCACATCAACCCGCGCCAGTTGATTGACAACTACGCGGCGTATGCAACCGTGCGCGCAAAGGGCTTGGGTTCGGCGCCGCTCAAAGACATGCAGAAACTGGATGAATTCAGGTTCACGCCGCTTGAATACACCATGCGTGACTTTCAAGAAGTCGAACGACGCATCAAGGAACGCATTAGCGACATTGACGCTTTCAGCGTGAAAGTTCGACAATTTCACGAGCGACCCGCTTCGCCGCCTCTGGCGTCAACTCCACCTCAAGCAGGCCATTGAACTCTTGACACAGATAGTCTGCAATCCGATCAACCTGCGCATTTGGCGGCATCGTTGCCGCTTGATCAGAAGAAGGCCCCAACATGAGTAAACCGTCCGACATTCAACGCTCCACAGCGGCGGCCATCCTAGAAATGCGCCGCCGCCGAACATATGAAGAAATTGAGGCATGGAGACTTGATCCACGCCTTGCGATTCAGGTTAAGCGCGCCGAGGTGCGCATGAACCGATACGACGCCGCTGAAATGCGCAGGCAGGTGGAAAACCCAACTCTTGAAGAAATAGCCGAACGCAAGCGCTACATGGAAGACAACAAACACTTGTTTCGTGACGAGTAAAAGCGCAGCGCCATTTGACCAAAGGGACTTGTGCGTTTATCAGTGCGAGCGCAGGCCGCTCCAAAACGCATTCCGACATAGAGGCACCTCATGAGCAAACAGACAAAACCAGAAGCGCCTCAACCCACCGAGGCCGAAGTCCTGCGCCGCATGCTCAGTGCGCCGCCGAAGCCGCACGCGCCAAAGCCCGCCAAGAAGACGGCAAAGAAGCCCACGAAGTAAGCGGGCTTTTCGCTTAAGAGAGCCGACTCCCTAAATACTGCATTTGTTACCTACATACTTCCGAATAAAAAACCCGGCACTGGGCCGGGTAATCCACCAAAGGAGGAGGGTGGAGGAGACAAAGGGTGCCGGTTACGTTTTCCGGCGCCGCTGGGCCGCGAGCCGTCATCTGTCGCTTGCTGGGGTCTGCCCTCGACCAAATTAGAAGCCCCGAGCGCGTCAGGTGCGCCAACCTCGCGCCGGCGGGCGCCATGGTTCACGCGGCTGGAGGTTGCTCGTCCGTGCCGGTGCGTGGATTCCGCCGATCCACATTCGATAGCCGCCTAGCCCTCCCCGCGTCACGCGGATCAACGGGCTGGCGGGTACTGCTCTCTCGCGGTGTATCTGGTTGCAGCGCGCGGAATCGAACCGCGTATCTTCTGGTTATGAGCCAGACGGCTTGCCGGTTGCCTTCACTGCGTCAAATTCTGTCGGCACCTCTCCCATGATGGGAAAACCTCGTGGCGAACCACTTGGCACACCGACGGACGCGCGGTTTGTACGTCAAACGGTTTCGCGTGTCAAGCCCACCTTCGCACCCACCTCGTATGCACAAGTTGAGGCCGCCCCGTCGATCTCGCGCAGCGTCCAGCTGTACGCCACCGTCGACCGATCATGCGGCGCCAGGCCAGTCCCGCGGCAGGTCGCGCAGTCCTCCTCGAGCAGCATGGGCGTGTCCGGCGCGGTCGGATGGCCTCTCCCCTGACAGGCCGGGCACGTCCGGTCATGCCACCATGCCATCGCCGCCATGATGTCGTCGCAGGCGTCGCTGGACAGGGTTTTGGCCTTCCCGTACCGCTTCTGCAGCGTCGCCATCACCACGAATACCTGCTTGTGGTCGCCGGCCAGCCAGCGCGCAACCTGGGCCGGGAGCGGATCTCCGTGCACTTGGCAGGCGCCGGCGGCGGCGATCCAGTCCATCGAAAGCGTCTTCCAGTCCGACATGCCCAGGTTGCTGGAATTCGTTGCTGCGGCATACTTTTCAAGCGACATCGCGGCTCCTGAAGTGCGGGCAACCCTGCCCAGAATGGGGAAACGGCACCCTGCTCACCGGCTTGCCGATGTTCCGGGCCGGCAGGCAGTAGGCGTCCTGGTGGTCGGCGCGGCTGTTCTGGCAGCCGACGCAGCCCAGTCGATCGCGCTGCAATGCCTCTGCTGCGGCGCTGGGATCGCGGGCGAAGCGGGTTTCTATGGAGTGGGTCAAGCCAACCCCATTTCCAACCTGCGCTCCTCGCGCTCGCGCTGCAGGTCTTCCGCTTTCCACCGAGCCTCGCGCGCGGCCGCATCCGTAAACGCCCGGTTCAGCCTGGCGATCTCGGCGTCGTTGTTGGCCAGCGACTTGCCCGTAGCCATCCGCTCCTGCTGCTTCTTGGACCCGACCAACCAGCACAGGCCGCGCTTCTGGTCTTCGGTGCGTTTGGCGTAGCGTTGCATGTCATACCTCCAAAAGAAACCACGGTTCACAAAGCCTTGCCAACTGCTCGCGGGCGAATTCAAGGTCGTAACTGCACTGGCCGATGGCCAGATCCAGCTTGCGGATGTCCAGCCGGGCGCGGCGGTAGTCGGGTGATGCGATTCCGGTCGTAACCTCGGACAGGGTGAGCATGCGAGCCGCCTGAACGCGCGCTTCGGCGCACTGGGCCAGCCAGGCGTGGCGGCGCTCGATGGTGCGCATGAGGTCGGCGGTCATGCAACCCTCTTCAGCGGCCCGTAGATCAGCCGCAGGGTCATGGCCAGCAAGTCCAGCTCGGAAACGCCGTAGCGGCGGTAGATGCCGTCCTTCTTCAGGGTGTGCACGCCGCTGGCGCCGACATGGTGCTCGGGGCAAAGCGGGATTGTGAGGAAATCGTCCTGGCGCTGCGCGGCACCAGTATCCTCCTCGAGGTGGTGCACAACGGCAGGCGTTTCGCCCAACCCCATGTGGTTGCAAATGATGCAGCCGATGGCGGCCACCCTGCCCATGTGGCGCTGGGCGGGGCTCATTCTGCAAACTCCGGCGCCGGTTCCGACCAAACCACACCTTTATCGCTTCCCCATGCGAATAGCCAGTCCACAAACGCGCTCGCCACGTAGATGGGAAACTGCCGCGTCTGCTCGCCCAAGATCACCACGCGCTGCCGGTCCAGGCTGGGCAGCATTTCGATCTTCTCGCGCAACCAGTAGGCCTTGATCTTGGGGAATTCGTCGTTCAGGGTGTCGGCTTTGAACTGGTCGACCAGCAGCCGCTTCCAGACCTCGGCCGTGAAATGCGGCTCATGGCGCGCGATGTCCTCGATCATGGCGTGGTACTTGGCGTTCTGCTCCTCGGTGCGCTTCGCCGGGCGCAGGCTTACCATCGTGCCTGGCTCCGCTTTCAGGATGGCCGTGATGCAATTGGCCCGCGACGGGTGCGGCTCGGCTTGGATGACGAATTTCATGGCTGGACCTCCCGTCGATCACCAATCATCCAACCTTTCCATGACAGCGTTTTCGGCCCCGAACCATCCTTTTTCATTTCAAAAAGACCTCTCAGACCTTTGGTAGCGCGGCATCGATGCCGACACCAAACCACATCATCCGCGTCAAACAGGTGCGCGTTTTCCCGCACCAAGTCGTTGAGGTTTTTCCCCTCAATAATCTCCTGCGTGGGCGCTTTCAAAATCCAGTATTTCGCCGCCCAATGATCTGGACTCGCCGCGCTCGGGCCGGGCGGATTTGGTACGCCGATCTTCATGTCGGCGACCTTCCGATTCACCTCCATCATCTTGTCGCGGTCGTACAACGCCCTGCGCTCTTTGGCCTGCTCCGAAGTCATGCCGGGCGGCTTTCGCGCGCCGCTTGCGTATTGCGCCTTGTGCGTCGCCGACGCTTTGACGTAGGTTTCTGGCGGGTTCTTCTTTCGTGAGCCGCTGGCCCATTTCGCTTTTAGGGCAGCGCTAAGTCTCTCCCTGCTTTCCGGGCTCATATCCCCAACTCCCTCGCAATCCGCATGTCCTCCACCTTCCACCGCGCATCCCGCAACCTAATTTCCTCAGCCGTGCTGTCATAGAAATAGTCGCTCGGCTTGCCCTCAAGCGGCAGCCCGGCAGCCAAACGCTTGGCCTGGCGATCGGTCATGGTGCGGGCGCTCAACCGGGCGGCGACCTCGGGCGTCGGGCGTGGGGATTTGCGGCGGTAGGCGGTCATGGTCGGATCTCCCTATGTATCCATTCGCTTTTTTCCCGGCGCACCAGCACGAACCGAAACGGGTAGCGGGCGGCGGCGGCTTTGATCTTGACCAGCGCGTCATCGCGCATGAAACCTTTGGTTTCGTGCATCTCAAGCGTGCCGTCGGCCAGCATCAGCGGCCAATCAGGGGTGTATCGGCAGTCATCACCCAGCCGCAGCGTGATGCCTTCGAATTCGGTCCAGACAACATCCGGCCTCCCCTTGAGCAGATCGCCGTAAGCAGCTTCGATCTTGTTCATCTTGCGCGGCTTGAGGCTTCCGCGCGCGTGAACGGCATCGATGTCAACGCCCGGCATCGGATCGCCCGACGGTTTGAGCCCGGGCGGCGCGTACTTGCGCGGCGCGCGTGCCTGGGCTGCTTGCAACTGCTCTGCCGTCCACCTCAGTCCATTACCCATCTCTGTGCCGATCCATCCAAAGCGTGAAGCCCAATCCGCCCGCCCAGCCGCTTACCCACAACAACGCGCCAGCGTCGCCCCAATAGCCCATGGCAAGGGCTACTGCCGACGTAAAGGCCAAAATGAGAGCGCCGCGGCGGTAGGTCATGGTCAGAACCGCATCGCTTCCTGCAAGTCGCGCAGGTTCACGTCCAGCAGGCTCGGCAACTTGTCCTTGATGCCTTCCAGTCGCGCGATTTCGTTCTTGTGATACTCGATCTTCATGGCGATGCTCTCGCGCATGGTCGGGTTCGCGTGCGCCATCTTCATCTGCGCCTGATTTGATATATCCATCGGGTAAGCGCCTTCGCTGCCCAACGTTCCGTTTCCGTGCATGCCTGTCTCCTTAGAACGTGGTCGGTTGCGCGATGCCGCGCACCAGCCACATGAACCCGGTTTGCAGTTCGGTGGCGCCGATGCTCACCGCGCGCTGGTCAAGCGTGGGCTTTTGGCCGGGATCGGCATACGGCGCTTGGCCGGGCGGCGTCGGCGGAAACGTGCGCAGCTTGGCGACCAGTTGCCCACACTGCTCGGCCAATGCTTTGGCCTCGTTCATCAGAGCAGCCTCCTCTTCGCTCAACTGGCGGTAGCCAGTGATCTTCGGTTGCAGGAAATGCGTGTTTTCGGTTTCGTTGCTCATGTCGATCCTTTCAATAAAACCCAATCCGCCTCACTGGCGGCACTTCCACCGGCCTCCCGGTGATCTCTTCAACCACCGCGCGCAACTGGCGCACGGCTTCGTTTTCCTCGGGCGTGTCGCTACTGATGGCGTGCGCCGCGCCCGATTGGCCGTGATGGTTCTCGCCGTATTCGAGCTGGTCACCGACTCTCATAGTTCGCGCCCCCACTCGCCAAATTTCCGGCACCCCGGCGAACAGAACTCCACCACGCCGCCTACCGGGTAGCCGCACCAGATCGGGCACGAAGTCGCTTGCGTTCCTTCTCGGCTGCTTCCTGGCCGATCTTGTCCGCCTGCGCTTCCGTCAGCACCGGGTTCGCGTCCTTGATGCCCATCTGCGCCAGAATCACGGCGTGGCATTCCCACCAGTCCATCGGGCTGGTCAGTTCGATTGAACCGGCGGGTAGCGTGATCGTGAATTTGCATGTCATTCCCCGAAGTACCGCTTCGCCGCAGCCTCGTTCGCCCACTGCAGGTATTGCTGCGCGCCAGGGTGGAACCAAAAGCCGAACCGCCCTTCCCATTCGCCGTTGCGCTGCTTGTCGCAGATCACGAACGTGTCCGGCTCAGCGCGCATTTCGTTGGTCAGTTCCTCGGCTTCCTTGGCCTTTTCCTTGCGCTTGTTCCGCCAGACCGTCAGCACGTTGTCTACCTGATCGGTGATCGAGCCCGAGCCCTTGGCGTCGAACTTGCCCGGTTTCTGGTTTTCGTCGGCCAGCTTCTTGACGTGGTGGATCAGGTGGATGTGCATGCCGGTTTCCTTCGCCAGCGCGCACAGGGCGTCAACAAAGTCCTTTTGGCCGTTGTAGTCGTCTTCGCCTCGGACGCACTTCATCAGGCTGTCCACGAAAAAGTGCTTCACGCCTTTGGATGCCGCGAACCGGCCGCAGGCAATGACCCGTTCCGCCCGTACCGTGCCCTGCACGTCGTACAGCCACAGCCGGCCGTCAGTCCAGCGGTGGAAGTCGCGGATGAAGTCGATGTTCGGCAGCGGCCCGCCGTAGGCTTGGCGGCTCATCCTGGCCATCGTAGCGGCCGGTTTCATCTCGAAACTGGCGATACAAACCTGCTCGTCCTCAATCATCAGATCCACGGCAACCTGGCTGGTGAACAGGGATTTCCCGTGGCCGTTGATGCCCGGCCAGAGCGTGACCTCTGCCGGCCGGAAGCGAAACTTGTCGTGCGTCTTGTCCCATCCCATCGTTGCACCGGCATGGCTTGCCGGTTCGTGGAATCGGGCAATGACCTCATCCACCCAGTCGCTTGCAGGCCGGACGTTGCCGCTTTCATCCGGGCCTTGGATGTAGTCGTCCAGGTTGATTTCGTCGGGAATCAGGCTCGCCATCAGAGTTCCTTTTCCATCCACGCGATTGGCGCGGCGTATTGGGTGTTGAGATAGGCGTCCATCGGCGTCGAGCGGATCGCCAGTTTTGGATGCTCCATGCGGCGCGCAACCACCCGGTTGAAGTCGTCCCACCGCCCCTGAACCGCCAGCACGTCCAGGGCTTGCGTGAACACATCCGGCCAGGCCAGTTCCAGGTACGCGCCAGCGCGTTTGTCCACGTCCCACAGCATCAGCCCTTCGGCCGGCTTCTGGTCCGTGCTGTAGCGCCGCCAGGTGAACCGCGGGAAGGCTTTCAGGATCGCCATCAGGGTTGGTCCGGCGCTTACCCCGGCTTTCACCCAAACGTGCGTTTCCAGCCCGCGAATCCAGTCCCAGCGGTAGGATTTCGCAGGGTCGGCCACCACGACCGCCGCCTCGGGGCACCACGGCAATTTGCCGATCAGGGAAACGATCACCGGGCCGGCAGGCGCGAGGTTGCGCTCGCGGCGTGCTGACTCGATGGCTTGGGCACCGTGCGGGATCATGTGAAGACCTCGCGCTGTATCGGGGCTTGAGCCGGCACGCGCGGCGCCTTGTCCTGCGCCCTCGTCAGCCAAGAGTTCAGAAACCGAGCGTAGTTGCTCTTGGCGTTCTTCGGATTCGCCAGCAGCCAAGCCGACGCCTTTGCAAGCTCGCCATCGATGTCCACTGCCGGATAGGCCGATTCCCAAGTCGAGCGCAGCGAGTCCGGCACGGTCCAGGCGCCGGCGGAAAACGCAACCGCGTTTGCCGCACCCAAACCCAAACCCTTACCCAAACCCAAGCGGTCACTTGACTGACAACTGCCAGCCAATTGCCCGACAACTGACGGCGCATCTTCGTCATTCGGCGGCGGATATTTGCTACTTGACCGCTGCCGCTGGTCCCAATTGCCGATCTGTAAAAAAGGCTTGCCGTCAACCTCGTACCTGGCAAGCAGGCCCACCGAGTTGAGCGACTTCAACCAACTTTCTACCTTCGAGGCGGATAGCGTCTCCTTTAGCGGGAAGCACCGCGCCCGCAAAATAGCGGGTCTAGCATCCATCCGTCCGAAGTCATCAGCGACTACCAACAGCCGATAGAAGAAAACCTCTTCCTCGGCCGACAACGCATCGATCTTGGCGCTGTCGCAAATACCCTCCTTGAGCAAGCGGCTCGGCATCAGCCAAGTTCCTTGAATATGGAGCCGTGCCGCTCAAACAGCGGGCGCGCCTCACTGTTCTCGCCCGAACAGTCAACCGCAAAGCGCACTGCAATAACCAACTGGTCGGGGCGAAGAAATTGCAACAAAGCCGCCGCTATCCCAAGCGCATAAACATGCGGCATCCGATCACGGCCGGAATCGCCAATCCAACCATCAAATTCATCGTTCCACTTGTGGAAACCGCGAAGCAGTGCAAGCGCTTCAGTGTTATCGATGCAAGCCAACAACTCCTTCAACTCGTCGCCAATAAGGTGCGCGTCTTCGTGGCATCCCTCACACAGCACCGCAAGCTGCGTGTCCTCGTATTCCCAAGGCTTTCGGCCTTTGATGTATTGCTTGTGATGCACATGCAGCGTTTTCTCTTTTGCGCCGCATTTCTCACATTCCCATCCGGCCGCGTCCAGCATGTGCAATCGCCGCTTCTGCCATTCGGGGTGCTTCAACAACTCCCAATAATTCGATGCCATGTCATCACCTTGACCACCACTAGAAAACACAGCGGCAGGCGGGTGGTGAAGCCGCTTTTCGGTAGCTAACCTAGCCGTGTGTCCAGACAAAACCATCTATGCAACCTCTGCGAATAGGGGGGGCTGATGGCGGTCACGCAGCAGCCGCAAAAAGATCAGCAGTGAGCTTGGTCGCTTGCTCAAGATTCGCCGCGGCCTGTCGGAAATACGACTCCTTCAACTCGACGCCCACGAACCGACGCCCCATTTCGAGTGCCACGTAACCCTCGCTGCCGATGCCCATGAACGGCGTCCAAACCACGTCGCCAGGATTACTCCACAACTGAATGCACCGCTCGATAACATCCAATTGCAGCGGGCATATGTGGCGCTCGTCGTCGTTGTC